ACCAGTCATGGCCGGTGATGATTTGCTTGACCACCGCATTGGCAGGCAATTGCCCCAACCCATTGACACGTCGCGGCACCGCATTGGCGCTCGCCGTGGGTGAGCCATAGCCACTGTTACCCCCGGCGTGCCAGAGTCCACCCTCAGCATCGATGAAGAAAGTGTCATCCCACACGCAATTCACGGACACGATGCGTGGTGTGCCTGGTGGGAACGCCACCCGCGCCGGGAAAGTGCGACTGATATCCCCCGTATTACCGGTACCCTGTTGGCCATAAATGGCGCGCCCCCACGCACGGACCGAACCATCGTTCATGATCGCCGCCATGAAGTAGTTGGCGCTGTGATAGTCCGCAGCCGCGCGATCGGTGTTCATGAGCGCGGTGGCAATCGTGCCATTGCGATCGGCCATAAAGCGGAACTCCACACCATCTGCGCCGTTGGAGTGCAGCACCATGCTGCCGATACCGCCCACCGACACACCACCGGTCAGCAAATGCCCCTTAAGAATCGCGTCCTGCTGCCCCAGGGCAAAGGGCTGCGGCTGGCCATGGCGAATCACCCAAGCGCCCCCATCTTTGAACACCACATCGCCATCGCGGTAGCTGAGGTAAGGCGAATAGATGCCGGACCAGCGATAGCCGAGCGCCGAGATATCCCTATTCACAGCTGGACCTCCAGCGCGTTGCTCTGCACGGCAAAGCTCACGCCTTCCGAGATCGTCCAGGCAGTGAAGTCGCCGCTTTCAAATGCTTCCTCACGCCCTTCGGTCAGCAACAGCTCCGAGCCGTCACCGGACAGATGAAACCCATAGAAGCGCGGCAACGCAGCGGTGTGGACCAGCTCATAGCCGGATTCATCGGCCTTGACCTTCAGGAGCATGCCCCGTGCACCCGTCAGCACATCGGGCAAGCCCACCGCCAGCAGGCGGGTGATGACCTGCTGCAGCACATCTTCGGCATCAACCAGGATCTGATTGCCGCTGCTCTGCACCAGTTGCAACACGGCATTCGTGTCGGTGACGCCTTGGCTGGCCGCAGACTGGGCACGGTCGGCTTCGTTGGCGGCCAACTCGGCCAAGGTCAACGCCTCCTGGGCGGATGTCTGGCTTTGCGCGAGGATGCCGCTTGCTGCCACATTGATACGCGCATCGGCATCGTTCAGCAGCTTGGCGACTGTGACGACCACGCCGCCTTCGGTGGTCACGGTGTCTTGGGGGCCGCCATGCACGACGGCATGCAACAGCGCACTGTCAGCCGCCACCTGTGTGACGGCATTGTGCAAATCGGTTTGTAGACTCATGGTGAATTGGTCCGGGATCAGATTTCATCGGATAGGGAAAGGGGTAAGCGCAATGGCAAAGTGATGTGCACCAGCTGATGCAGTTCACTGCCCATGGCAAAGAGGTCTTGCGCTTCGAACTCGAGCAGCAAGTTGAGCGCACCTTCATCAAGCGTCGGGCGCTCACGGATCTCCAGTTCGCCCTTGACCTCCCAGCGGCGCGCCGACAACAACCGGGCTTCGAACTGGCGAGTAAAGCGAGCTTCATGCGGCAGCAATCCGAGGCCGCCGAGCAAGGTGATCTCAAACCACTGGCCGCCCTCGTCGGCGTGGTACTTGTACCAAGCCTCGAAGAGCGCAAACTGGGACTCCAAGAACAGCCAGCGCACGGTGATGCGCGTGGGCGTCTGCCGAAACCGGCGCCTCTGACGCGCAGGACCCGACTCCATGTCGGTGCGCAGCACGGCTTCTTGGGGTGTGAGGCCATAGCCTTCGACCGATGGCAGCGGCAGTGTGGTGGGCCAGGTGATATTCATCGAGGCATCCTCATCGCATCGCGCCGGCGGCCGGGTTTAGCCCGTAGCGGCGCTCCAGGGTCGGCGCTAAGCCGGAACCTTGGGAGATCGACCGAGCCATGCGCGCTTCCATCTGCTCGACGATGACATCGAGCCGCGTGCTGCCATCGGGCTGCTGTTGTTGCTCGACCCGGGCCTCCACCCCACTGGCGCGGTTGATCACATTCACTTCCACATTCACTTGCGGCTTGGTGGCAACCGCGCCGCCCAGAGCGCGCAACTGCCCCGGCGTGAATACCGCTTCACCCTGGCGGGCAATGATGGGCACTTCACCGGAGACCAGGCCACCTGTGTGAAACCGCCGCGCCCCCGTGAACACAGCACTACCGACCTGCCGTGATTGCAGCCCATCGGTGCCCAACAGCCCACCGCTGTGCGCGATGTTGGCGTTCACGCCCATCAGGTCCCCGGACCCCAAAGGCAGCGCAGTGCTGGCCGCCGGTGTGAACAGGCTCATGGCCCAGTTCGCCAACGGCAAGGTGATCGCACGCTGGATCTGGATGCGAATCAGATCGCTGATGATGGAATTGGCCAGGCTGTTGAAGTCCAGCTTGCCGGTCATCACGAACTGGGTAAGCGCATCCTCCATGGACTTGAACGCGCCCGTCACGGCCCGTTCGGCCTGCTTGGCGGCGTTGGTGGCGTCTTCGATGTAGGTGCGTAGCGCGGACTTGGCGCCGAATTCGGCAGAGCGCTGGTAGTTGGCATTCGCGCGGACCAGGCTCTCGATGATCGGCAATTGCCTTGCCAGCGCATCGTTGATGGCTTCGATCGTCTGTGTACGCAGATCGCCATCCTGAATCTGGCTGGCTTCTTTGCGTGCAGAAGCGGCTGCCTTCTCCAGCTCGGTGCGGGCTTGCAGAACCGTGCGTTCGGTGTTGGACAAGTCCAGCATCTCGCGCTGCAGCTGCATGCCTTCAATGCGCTGGCGGTTGCCACCGACCAGGGTCTCGACGATCTTGCGAGCGTTGGCTTCTTCTTTTTCATAAGCCTCGAAGGCTTTGTCTTTTTCCTTTTGGCGCTCAATCGCTTCGAGCACCTGGATGTATTTCTCCGCTTCGACAGACACTCCCTTGTAACCCTTGGCTTCGATTTGCAGGGCACGAGCACGCAGCTCAGCGGCTTCTCCCTCCTGTGCCCGGGTCAGGCGTGAGCGCAGTTGGTTGAGAAAGACCTCGCCCTCATTGATTTTTTCTGCAGGTTTGGGTTTGTCGAAACCACTGAGATCAAGGCTGGGACGCGGCTTGCGGGGCAGCGTTGGCAGAAACTTGTCGTAGATGGCCTGAACCTCCTTGGCCTGCGCCTCGGTGTCCAGCACGAACTTTTGCCCCATGACGCGCACGGTACGACGTTGTTCATCAAAAAACTTGGCGACCCGGTCCGCATAGCCGGGGTTCTGATTGATGTTGAACAGTCGGTCATTAGCCGCGCGCACGTAGTCATCACGCGCGCCCTGCAGTTTGGCGATTTCTGCATCGATGAGCTTGGGGTCATAGCCCATCGACTTCATCGACCTTAAAAGATCCGCCTTGAACCAGGTCTCGATGTCCTTTCCAACCACCGACAAGCTGTCAAACGGCTGGGCAATGACGCGCTTCAAAAGTACGGCCGACTCGGCAATGAAGGCCAAGCCAGACGCGACCGATTCAAGGAACACAAGCGTCGCTTCCCTGTTGGCCGTGATGCGCTGGAGCTCGTTGCTGAAACTGCCCGTCTCGGTCTGCGCCAGGATCACCTGTTCGGTAAAGTCGGCCAGGATAGGAATGACGGCGGCACCGATCTGGCGCTGCACGCCTTCGAAGATGGCCGACAGGCGCGTCAGGTTGTCATTGAAGACTTCCGAGGCCCGTGCCACGTCTTCAGACATGACCAAGCCCAGACGCTGCGCTTCTTCCATCAGTGCCGCAATACCTTCGCGCCCCTGGTTCAGGAACGGAATGACGGCCAGGCCTTCTTTGCCGAAGAGTTTGACGGCGAGCGCGGCCTTGTCCGCACCATCGGGCATCCGGGCAAATTTCTCGGCCAAGTCGAGCAGCACTGCTTCGGTCGGGCGAATCTGACCGTGGGCGTCAGTAGCCGACACCCCCAAGGCCTTCAGGGCAGCACTGCCCTCTTCACCATTGACCTGGGTATCGAACATCGCCACCGACAGCTTTTGCAGGGCCTTGGTCAACCCTTCGGTGGTCACGTCCGACAGCTTGGCGGCGTAGTCGAGCGCCGTGAGCGCTTCGACCGAAACGCCCGTTTTTTGCGAGAGCTTGAAGAACTCATCGCCCACCCGGGCCACCGGCATGACGAGCGCCGCGATGCCAACGCCCAGGGCGGCGATGCTCGCACCAGCAATCAAACCTGCGGGACCGAGTTTGCCGAGGACTGAACCCAACAGGCCCAAACGTTCAGTCGCAGCTTCCAGATGAAACTTGGCGTCGTTGGCCGCTGACGACAGCAGTTTCAAACCACTGGACGCCGGAGTGGCCGCTGACTCGATTTTTTTGAGCGAGCGCTCCCCCTTCTCACCGATCTCGGCCAGCTCGGCTTTGACCTTGCCGCCGTCGACCACGGACAGGCGGATGGAGAGGTTGCGTTCAGCCATGGAAAAAAATCAGTTGCCGCGTTATTCGGTTTGCTCAAAGGTGCTCATCAGGCCCGCCTCGACTGCCCGGAACAGATCGATCGCGGTAGCCTTGTCCAGTCCGGTGCTCTCGCAAGCCAGCAGCCAAGCATTGAGATCCAGCCCCACCACCCGGCCCTGCGCCATGCGCAACTGGCTGGCACAGATGTCAATCGCACTGGCGGCTTGCCAGCCTTCCAGGCTCTCGGGCGCATTCATGGTGTAGGGGCACTCGGGGCACGGTTGAGGGCAGGAGCCGCAGTAGCTTGGCCCGCCACCGAAATGCCACGCGGTGCGAGCCTTCAGGCGTTTTTTTCTGCATCCAGGGTGTAGAGGCCGGCGAGGTATTCGCGTTCGAAGGCATCGGCCAGCAGCCAGTGCTCCATCAGGGCGGCGACACCCTCGGGGGTGACGGCAGCGGGTTTGCCCTTGTCGTCGGCGACGCCTTCCCAGGCGAGTACAGCCAGCTTAGCGAGTTCGGTGATGAGGGTAGCGGTGCGCTCGCCGGCGGCAGCGGTGTCAGTGCCAGCCACTTTAGAAGCAGCGTGGCGGGCAGCCATGACGAGCGCCGTGGTGGCTGGTCTGACCTGCAGGCGCACGCCAGCAGCCAGCGTGATCCAGTGCGGCTCACGTGGGAGATTCAGTTTGATCATTGAAGACCTCGGTTGGGATACTAGTAGGTAGAAACGTCGTTCACCAGTTCGACGGTGAACATTCGCGCCACACTGGCGGCCTTGGATGCTTGCCATTCGAAAGTGGCCTGGATGCCGCCGGGGCCGGAGATGGAGAGCTTGGGCTTCGGTAAATAGACTTCGTGCGCGATGAAGGTCAGCTGGTGATCGGCGTCGATGGCGTAGCCGAAAGTCAGTTCCAGCGGCGTGTTGTTCGTGGCGGCATCGATCAGCGTCGTATCGGCAAAGCGCACCTCCAGGTTGCCGGTGAGGCTGGCCACCGTCGGATCGGCGCCATCGATCTTGCCATCCGAGCGGATGGTCTCAATCCGCTCCAGGTTGTTGGAGTACGTCAGCTGCGCCGAGACCACATTGCCCAGCGCCTGACCATCGCGCAGGATCTGCCCCTGAAATTGGTTGAAGCGCTGTAGATCCCGAGTACTTGGGGTGTCATCCAGCGTAGCGGTGCGTCGCACCTCGCCCTGCGCGATCAGACCCACCGTGGCGTTGGCCGCACCCGAACGGGCAAAGCCCACCTGCAGGCTGTTGACCATGACACCGGAGGCCACGAACCAGGCCGGAATATCGGGCAGGCCGGTTTCCAGCGTCAGACTTGGCAAGCTCTGTTTGCCAGAGCCAAAAGTGTGGGCGACTACACCCGTGCCAGCCGATACCGGCTCACCCAGCAAGGACTTGAGCCACAGACCGATGTGCCGCACGTCCAGCGGCACGACCATGTCGCCTTCGACCTTGATCACATCGCGGATCGGCGCGCTGGGGTCGCGCCCCAGGCCGATCAGGTCATTGGCGATCAGCCCCTGCTCGGAACCGAGCGAGGTGGATACAAAGGGCAGCTGCCAGTAAGCATCGACCGGTGTGCTGCCGTACGTGGATTCGAACGCAGCCAAGAGGCTCGCGTTTGCGCCATAGGCACGGGCCATAGGATTCTCCTTATGGAATAGATTTCAGTTCAGCGGGCCACTACTGCTGTAGTGCAGGACCACGGGCAGCAAGCAGGCTTTGATGCCGCTGCTGCCGTCGGGCGCCAGCTCGTCGAATTTGGGTGGACCGATGTCGGCGTACTCGATGACGCCGCCCAAGTTGCGGTCGGCTTCGATCAGACCTGCCAACTCGGTGAGCAGGCCATCCATGCGGGCATCGCGTGCAGCGGCATCCGCATCGGCCACGAACAGTTCGATCGCCACCTGGTGCTGCCAGTGGTAGGTCAGCGGCGAGAGCGACACCTCGGGTTCGCCCATCTCGCCCTCACGCAGGATGGCCATGGCGTGGTCCGAAACCCGTTCGGGCAAAGCGGCGTTGCGTTTGACCGTGGTGCCGAGTGACAGCTGCCCGAGCACGGCAAACAAGGCGCCGATGGCGCTCTCACGTTGACTGGGTCGTTGGCTCATGTATTGGCTCCAGACCGGCGCTCCGCTTTGTCAAAGCGATCCGCGATGCGATGGGCCAGGGTGCTGATCCAACGGCGCGAGGCGCTGTCGATGTCGAATTTCTTCTTGAGGGTCACCTGGGGCACCAGCAGGAACATTGGCACGGTGACCAGCCCTCGCCCGGTGGCTTGAGACTGCTGCGAGGCAGCCGAGAATCCGCCGCGCTGGCCTTGGCGGGCACGCTGGTTCTCAGCGACGAGGAGCGACGGCTTGCCTCGGCGGTAGATGAAGCGCAGGCGCTGGCCACGGAGTTTTTCCCAAAGGCCAGGGGTCATGCGTTTGCCGCGCGGGCCTTTACCTGCCGCTGGCAAGGGAATCGCCAGCCAGAAGCCGTCTTTGGAACGGATGGTCGCGCCCTGGTCATGGGCGCCGACCACTTCAGGGGCTCGGCTGTAGACCAGGCCCGCTGCCTTGATGCTCAGTTTGCCCTTGGGATAAACCTCGCCACGCCAGGTGTTGGCCAGGCGCTGACCGAGGCCCGCACCGGTGATCTGGTTGCGCAACTCGGTCTTGAGCCCGTCGGTGGCTTCGCGGATCGACTGCGTTACCGCCTGCTCGGCAATGCGCACCTCATCGGCTAGCATTTGGTTGAGTTCTCCGGAAAGTGCCACCATCAACCTCATACTGGTGCTCCAGTGATGGTCCAGATCAGCCGATCACGATCGGCCAGCGGCTCACCCATCACCTGATAGGTCTGACCGTTCAGGCTGAAACGTTCTCCTTCCTGCGGATCCGGCACATCCCGCGCGAGCAGATCGAAGCGGTGCGTAGCCATCACCAAGCGGGTGTCGCCGAAGGATGCGACGACGTCCGGTGTCTTGGCAATAAAGTGCGTGGCGACCTCTGCCCCATCAGCACGCCGGTAGGTGCCCGGCGTACCAAGGTGCAAAAAGGTGCTGATGAGCAGGCGGGCGAAGGGCTGTGTGTGCCGCCCCATCACGCCATGGTCAACTTGACCAGCACGCCAGGACGATGGCACATCGGCAGCGGGTTGCTCTGCGTGTGCAGATCGGTGCCCCGATCGAATTTGCGCGGCTCCTGCTTGGCGTAGATGGGCTGACCGAGCGTATTGACCGTCTCGTTGAAGTCGGCCGGTGCGAAGTAGGTGGCAAAGGTGTCCACCGTCCCCAGCGGGAAGGCATGGGCTTCTCCATCGGCGATGAAGTCACGCGTCTGCCTGGTGCCAGTCCCGTCGAGATAGCTGGCCTTCCCAACGTATTCTTCAAAGACGATGCCACCGAAGGCGAAACCGTTGCGCACATCGTCACGCAGCATGGCGCCCTGGGCATAGTTCTCATAGGCCTTGACGACGTTGGCGTGCTCGGTGAGCTTGGCAAAGAAGCTGGGCGAGCACAGGCAACGCACGCCGGTCATGAATTCAC